ACATCAGGCAGCGTGACCGGCACCCAATGGTTTGATTCCGCCGATCAGCCGGTCTACACGTTGGCGGAAGACGTATGCGCCAAACGCCTTACCAGCTGTGAGGCGCGCTTTGGCACAAACCAACCACTGCCCTTCGGCGGATTCCCTGGAGTGGGGCAATTCTCATGATCATCAAGGAAGCGGCGAAAAACGCAGCCTTGCTGCACGCACAACAGCAGTACCCCAAAGAAGCCTGCGGTTTGCTGGTGGTCATCAAGGGCAAGCAGAAATACTGGCCGTGTCAGAACCTTGCCGAAACTGCCACCGATTTCTTCCAGCTGGATCCAAACGACTATCAAGAGGCTGCAGACGCCGGTGAAATCGTTGCGATCATCCACAGCCACCCGTTCACCAAGCCAGAACCGAGCATGGCGGATCAGGTGGCGTGCAACCGCAGTGGTCTGCCCTGGTACATCGTCAATCCCAACACCTTTCAATGGGGTGAGGCGCTGCCCAATGACTACCAGCCACCGCTGATCGGGCGTGAGTATTGCTGGGGCAGTTTGGACTGCTGGAGTTGCGTCCGCGACTGGTACAAACAGGAATGGGATCTGGATCTACCTGACTGGGACCGTCCGACAACAACCGAATGGGTTGCGGCGCCACGATTTGAGGAGTTGTACGAGGAAGCTGGTTTTCGGGAGGTCAGTTTCAAGAACCTGCAGGTTGGCGACGCCTTGCTGATGGCGATTGGCTCCAAGGGGCTGAATCATGTGGCGGTCTATGTCGGTGATCAACAGGTTCTGCATCATCAGGTGAACCGCCTGTCGAGCCGTGACTTATTAGGGGGCTGGCTCCTAAAATGTACGGGGAAGGTGTTGCGCCATGCGAGCCGTTAAGGTCTACGGTCAACTGGCAAAGCGCGTTGGTCAGAACGTCTTCCGCGCTGAGGTGGCAAGTCCTGCTGAGGCGGTGCGTTTTCTGTGCGCCAACTTCCCAGGCTTGGATGAATGGCTGGTGGATAGCGCCAAGGATGGCATCGGTTATCGCGTGATGGTGGGGCGCACCAAGGTGGGCGAGGAAGACTTCGTGATGAGCTGCAACGACGAGGCGACCATCTCCATCACGCCGGTGCTGTGTGGTGCTGGTGGGGGTGGTGGTCAGGTGGCAGCTGGTATTGGATTGGTTGCCTTGGCATTTTTAATCGGTCCAGCAGCTGGAGGTTTTCTGGGTATTGGTGCAGGTCTTGGTGGTGCAGGTGGTGCGGGAGCAGCACTCAGTATGGGATTGGTAAGTGCTACAGCAGCCAATGCCATCGGATTTATTGGCCTATCAATGGCGATTGGCGGCGTGGCGCAAATGATTTCACCCACAACGCAACCACTAGGCAACGGATTGTCTACAACAACTAGCGCCGCTAGCGATCCTCGCCGTCTGCAATCTTTCAACTTCAGTGGTGTGCAAAATACCAGCACACAAGGCACACCGATCAACATTGTCTACGGCAAGATGTTGGTGGGTAGCACCACCCTGAGCGCCGGTATTTTTAACGCCAACATGGTATGACACAAGCCAAACCACAAATCATCGGCGGCTTTGGCGGTGGTCAGCAAGCTGGTATTGCCCAGCAACAGGCACGCAAACCAACGATTGCAAATGACACGCTGCAGTCAAAGGCGTTTGCGCGTGTACTGGATGCAATTAGTGAAGGCGAAATTGAAGGTCTAGTTGATGGCGACAAGTCGATTTTTCTTGACGACACCCCAATCCGCAATGCATCTGGTGCGCTGAACTTTTTAGGGGTCACAACTTACACCCGTACTGGCACGCAGGCGCAATCGGTTATTGAAGGTTTTCCAAGCGTTGAAAATGAGAAAAGCGTTGGCGTCACCATCGAAGCGCAGAACAATCTCGCTGGCACCTGGGAACGCGAATGGTTTGATGCCACATTTACCCGCAGTGGATCAACCCTAACAATCACTGCACCAAGCCACGGCCTGAGCAATGGTGATTCTGTATTCCTGAACTTTGAAGATTACAACTCACCTTATGACCGCAGCTATACCGTCGCCAATGCTGCAACAAATACCTTTGATGTGACGCGCTACGACAGCAACTTTGTGCGTACATCTGGCACGGTGTATGTGATGCGTCCGCGCCTAAAAATTAACGCCACTGCCACTGCATCATGGACCGCCGGATCGTATGTGTTTCTGCGTTTTCTGCGAGCTAGCAGCGATCCTGATCGCACCAGAAGCACGCTGTATAACAGCACCGGAACCTATAACGGCGCCTACGAAATACTTTCAAGCCCGTCGCCAACTTCGACTTACTTCTACATCAACTGGGTAGATAAGGCTGGCGCATTAAGTAATGCAGCGGTAGACGGCGGCTCAGTCCTGGTTACTGGTGCAACGTACACAAAATCCAGCAACACCATCACAGTCAGTCGCAATAGTCATGGCCTCACCGTTGGCATGGACGTTGAACTGAAATTTCTCAATGGTGTGATGAATGGCGAGCGCCGTGTTTATACGGTTGTCACTGCCACCACCAATAGCTTCACGGTCACAGAAACCCGCAGCGGCTTTGGCAATACGGGCGCTGGAACCTATTACGTCGATGTGCCGATTACTGCTGGCGCTGCAACCCGCACAATCACCGACCGTGATGTGGATCGCGTCCGCATCAAAATTTCAGTTCCGGCACTTCAGCGCAGCACTGACGAAGGCGACGTGCTTGGCAGCAGCTTCCGTTATGCCGTTGATATTCAGTTAAACGGTGGCGGGTTTAACGAGGTCGAAGCGCGACTGATCAAGGGCAAAACCAGTGGTGGCTACACCTTCGACCGAGAGTTCACCTTAAAAAACGTCACGGGCTGGACAACACCTGTATCCAACAACTTTCCGATTGATATTCGCGTTCGTCGCGTCAACGAGGACGCCTCAGTCCAAACCACGCAAAACGCATTTAGCTGGCAGTCCTATACCGAAATCACCGACGCAAAACTGCGTTACCCCAATACTGCTTTGGTAGGGCTAGAGGTCAATGCCGAGCAGTTCAACAGCGTTCCAAAGCGCAGCTACCTGATTAAAGGCATCAAGGTTCGCATCCCAAGCAATGCCACGGTGGATTCCGCCACAGGCAGGTTGATCTATAGCGGCACCTGGGATGGAACATTTGGCGCGGCGCAATGGTGCAGTTGCCCAGCCTGGATCCTTTGGGATCTTCTTACCAGCCGACGTTATGGCTTTGGCGAACAGATCCTGACTGCCAGCGAAAAAAGCAGCTTCGATGGCAACGCCAGCCGACTTGATAAGTGGAGTTTTTACTCAGCCTCCCAATACGCAAATCAACTTGTTGATACTGGCCTGAACAACCCAACGCAGGAAGCGCGATTCTCCTGCAACGTCAACATCCAAGGATCCGAGGAAGCTTTCACGCTGGTCAATGAACTGCTGAGTGTGTTCCGCTCGCAGGCGTATTGGTCCAACGGTTCAGTGACGCTGGCGCAAGATCGCCCGCAAGATGCCTCCTACCTGTTCGGCTCCTCCAACGTCATCAACGGCGACTTCACTTACAGCGGCAGCGACATTAAAACCCGCCCCACCGTTGTGCTGGTGCGCTACTTCAACCTGGACACCCGTGATACGGCGACGGAAGTTGTTGAGGACGCAGACCTGATCGCCAAATACGGCATCGTCAAAAAAGAGGTTGACGCCTTCGCGTGCACCAGCCAGAGCCAGGCTGCCCGTGTGGGGCGGTGGTTGCTTTATACCGACAACTACGAAACCGAAACCGTCAGCTTCTCCATCGGCATTGATTCCGGCGTGGTCTTGCGCCCTGGAATGATCATCAAAATCAATGATCAAACCCGTGCCGCCACCCGCCTCAGTGGTCGCATCAGCACCGGCAGCACCACAACCACCGTGGTCATTGATGCTGACCGCACCGTAACTGCTGGCGACGACCTGGCAGTTGTCCTGCCCAACGGTCTTGTCGAAACCCGCAACGTCAGCGGCTACGACAGCAGCACCCGCACCATCACAGTCGATAGCGCCTTCAGTGTTGCGCCACAACAAAACGGCGTCTGGCTGCTGACCACCTCAACCGTTGCACCATCTACTTGGCGCGTTGTCAGCGTTGGCGAAGACTC